TTACCTTTCGGAACCATCCTTAATTTGAGAGAGTGAAGCTTCCAATACCCCCTCAACATTTTCAATTTGAATAACTTCCAAAGAAGGAACATAATTATCGACATCACCAATACCACTTCTACTTATTATTCTTCCTTCAAATTCTTTTCCGCTCTCCAACGTCAATTTCACATCTTTGCTTGGTTGTAGAAAATCTTTGCTCATAATACTTTGAATTTTAAATTAATATTAATATTCCGAACAAAAAATATGCCGGAACACATTTTCTTTGTATTCCGGCACGAAGGCACTTGTTTATACAGCGACAAATATATATATTATTTCCCAAATATTGTATTCTTTGCTATATAATTTTATCTGAAAAATGTATTTTCAATGAAATGGATATTTCTTTCTCAATTTATCCCACAGCCAACTTACAGTTAACAAACCTATAATACAGCAATACACATTATCTTTATGCAAATCCCACCACGAAAGTTCTACTATATTTTCCTTCTGATTTAATATAGCATCAACCTTATTACTCAATGTATCTAACATGTTAGAGAGATGTTGTAGGGTAACAGATACCGTTTCATCAACTTCTGTTCTTTCCTGTTCTTGTTTGGATGCAGTAGTAGTACTTTCCTTCACTACGTGTTGTTTTCCGACAGAATCAGGAGCAGACAAATAAACAGTTTTATTTTCCAACTTTAGATTACTTAGCCGGTCATTTGTTATCTTCGTTTGCCTACTAACATCCGCTCGCAGTGATTGAATAACATTTTGAATGCGATTAAAATCATCAGAGTAGTCAATCCGCTTTTGAGTCTCAATGTTCCGAGACGCCTGGCAAGAAGAACATACAAGACAACAGACTATTACAGCCAGCAGACTAATTATAGCCGTTAGGCACATCTTAGCTAAATCTTTCATGGCCTTACAACTACATTACGTAAAAAGTTACTAAACTCACTCCTCACATCAAAACAAGGACACGCTTTGATATATTCAACAGGTTCTACCTCGCCGCTACCGTCGAGATCAGGTGATGTATCCCGATGCCCTAACAATTCAATGATAGGATACTCCTTACAGAGTTTTGCTACAAGGTCACGCAATGCGTTCTTTTGTGCATCAGTCCGGGTGTCCTTTGCCTTTCCATTCGCATCAAGTCCACCGATGTAGCAGATACCGATACTGTGTTTATTATAACTAATACCGGAAAACCCTTTCGTGTTACAATGCGCTCCGTCAATGGATAATGATCGACCGTTTTCTACGGTACCATCTAAATCTATCACGAAGTTATAACCAATCTGGCTGAACCCTCTTTGTTTGTGCATCAGATCAATATCCTTTGCACGTATGTCCTGTCCGGCTTTCGTTGCCGAACAATGGATGATAATTGAATCAATCGTTTTCATATCTTTTCCTCCTTGTCTAATTCTCCTTCAATTCTGTCGATAATACTCTGCACATGTGCAGGTGTAGCTCGCTTAAATTCAAAACGTATCACATGATAGATGATACGGAATCCTTTGTTTTTAGGATATGCAATAATCAGATTTTTGAACGCATTCTGAAGATACACATAAGAGAACACATACGTTATAGTCTTGATTACCAATAATGAGTTCTCACCGTCTCCTATCAAGGTCATAAAGGAAAAAACCACTTCAATGATTACAAGATAGAGAACAAGTTCAACCAAGGCATTTTTAAACTTGCCCCATTTGAAGTTTTTACAACGTATAATCGAAACACCATCAGCCCTCATTCCACACCAAATATTAAACCCGAACATTATAACTAATGCTATAAGGAAACCTTTAGTCGGTGTTAAATAAGCAAGAAGAGAGCTGAACATCGAAACGAAAATAATTCGTATCTGGTCTACATTAAATAGCTCATATAACCATTTCATAATATTAATCATAAAGTTAAAGCTATCAATATAGAAAACACAGTAATCAGCCCTGGCAATAAGACAGTAGCTAATGCGTCAAGCCAGTCAAAGACAAATCCACACTTCTTCTGAATGTACTCAACAATTATCGCAGCAATGGCAGTTGTCGTTAAAGAGACAATAGCAGATTTGCAGAAACCAATGTTTAATAGAAAAAAACAGAAGGCAAGCATCACAACAAAGACGAACACTCCAGCTTTTACATGCGCTGGCCGGTTAGACTGTAAAATCCAATCATACAATACTTTTATACCCATACTCATAGCGTTTAATTATTAATAAAATATTCTGTATGAGACAAATGTATTGAGTATAGTAACCGGTTTGCCAAAAGTGAAAAATCTTGGAAAGTCATTTCCTTTTAATAAGCTATTTATTAACGACTTACAAAACGGACTAATTTTATAGGAAATAAAAAAGGTAGTCGAAAACCGACTACCTTAAATCTATCTATTAAGAAGAGACTTATTGATATAAACTTAGATCAACAGCGTCTTTCTTTTCCCAACCGACAGCCAGTGTCTGCTGCACAAATGCCATAGCCTTAGTATAGAAATCCGTAAGCTCATCCAGTGTTTTAAACTCATGATAAACCGGCTCATTATCTGTACCAAATTTAAACCTTACCGGTAAAGTTGTCCCGCCAGTCTGAACGGCAAGATCATAGGCTGATTTATAATTGAACTGGTTTTCCTGTGATAACCATACAGGTATGCCATTATGGGTAAATCCGGACATGATCTCGTTATTTATCTCCTGATTATACCAGTTAATAACCATAACCTTTACCTCCTCACTGGTAGGCTTATAAGAGAACTCCTCTTCCATATAGGAAGCATTTCCCTCTTGCTCACTTGGCTGTACATCCCAACGTACACGCCACTTATTTTTCACCGGATTTACACACTCAAAGAGCGATACACCGGAACTTCCTTCTACTCGTTTCATTAGCTAAATACATATTTGGTTCGACCTTTACCGAACGTCTCCGTCTTAATCGTTGTTTCAAACGGAAAACCATCCGGCATACTTGAAATTTGTTGGAGGATATTTTTCATTTCCTCCGAATTGGTGAAGAACTTCTTCATTTCACCATTTTGCTCAATTGAGACAATACAACGGTCTTCTCCCTGCTCTGTTTTAATGCCCATTTCATAATCTTTCACTATGATAGGGAGATTTACCAATTCTCTTATGGAAACAACTGTGCCTGGAAAACGCTTCTTCCCGTCTTCCGGCTTGTAAGTGACGTTTAAATCTTTGAAACTTTTCATTTTTATGCCTGTTAATTTATAAAATAGATTCTTGCAATCGGCATGCTTTACCAAGCCATAAAAAGAGGCAATGAGTTCTTTACGACGTCTACGGCTTTTCACTTTATGAAGCCTACGAGCAAAGTTCTGTTTGTTCCTTTTGCGTACACGGGTATGATCCGGATAAATAACGAAGCCTAAGAAATCAATACCTTGCTTGGTTGGAAATACACGTTCAATCTTTTTAATCACAAGATTTATCTTAGCCACCTGCAGACACACAATATTACGCATCTTCCAAAGAACTTTTTTGCTCCCATTCAAAACACGCCCGTCGTCACAATACCGGAAATAGTGCTTCACGCCTTCCCGGTCCTTCAGGACATGGTCGATAAAAATGGATAACAGAAGATTACCAAGCCCCTGCGAACTTCTTAATCCTATGCTTATTCCCTTTTGCATCACGTCCACGAATCCGGAAAGTAGCTGAATGAGCTTATTGTCCTTAAACACCTTATTAACACAGTATTTCATAAAATCATGATCAACATTCTCATAAAATTTACGAATATCAAAAGTGTAACAGAACTCTGTTCCTTGTGCATCATTCCCTATCGAATCACGTACATAACATAATAGATCGTGTGTACCACGTCCTTTTATAGATGCAGATGTAGTCCGGATAAAACGACCTCGCAAATGTTCATCTACAACTTTCATAATTGCATGCACAGCAACCCGTTCTTTCAAAGAAAAAATTTGGATGCGACGTAGTTTACCACCTTCAAAGACCTCCTTTTCAAAAAAATTACTAACTTTAAAACTGCCATTACGAATCCTTTCTGTCAATTCGTCAATGACTTCTTTTTTATGCGCAATAAGAGTTCTCCCTGAACGGCTGCGTTTACGTTTCCGACCTCGCAACACTGTCCAGAAAGACTCTTCCATATTTTCAGGAGTTATTATCTCCTCAATGATGTTGCCTTCTCTGCGCATAATTTTTGCCTTCAATTTTCCGGGCCTAACTTCTTCGAGAATCCCAATAAAGGGAAACCTACCAAACTCTACCCAACGATGTATGTTTCAGTTTTCCAGTCTTGCGACTGCTGTTACTGAGGCTCATCCCCCTCGGCTCAATGATGAGTAACTCGTACTCCTTATCGTACGCCGATTAATTTCTTCAGGCACTAACGTCCAAATTCGTTTAAATTGTTTCCGAGCCGGGAACCGTTGTTCGCAGACGCATTCGATGAATCGTTACCGCAATTCGCATACGAGACACCGCCGTTCGGGTTCGCGTTGTTGTTCGACCGAAAGACCACACGAGTCTATGGGGGAATCCACCTACGGGGGTACAAAATTAACAATTTATTCATCTTGACAAAAGATTAAGTAAGTTATATTTTCGCCGGGCTTCGCCCGGATTTGTGCCGTTCGGGAAGAGCAGCACAAATCCGAACATGGCTAAACGTTTTCCGCTTTAGTCGCTTCGCTCCCGCTTTACGATTCCGATTTCAACGATTTGTACGCTTCAACGCTCTCCGCGACCTCGATTTGACCGCGGAAGGCGAGCCGGGAACCGTTGTACGCAGACGCATACGATGAATCGTAACCGCAATTCGCATACGAGACACCGCCGCTCGGGTTCGCGTAGTTGCTCGACCGAAAGACCACACGAGAAGCTGCTGCGCTCGGTTGGAATTCATCACAATAATAGGTTGTACTACTACCAGCCTGTGAAAAAGCAGCAATCACATCACAATATTTTTGATGAACCATACCAGTTGCAAAACCACCGGTTGTACCGGAACGAACTTTACGTACCGTACCGTCAGGCATCTCAATATTTAACTTATACTGCTCTTGTGCATTAGTATTAGGTAAACCAACTTTATCCATCCATTCATATTTGTCACCATACCAACTTTCATAACCCATACAGTTACTTGAAGGAATACGAGTATGAACTATTCTACCATCGGCATCCTTTGAGATATACCAAGAATATTCAGTTTTATGCACACCATCTGAATCATAGCTTACAGTATCCTGCATACCGATTACGGCAGTAGTTCCGACTATCCGGTTATTTGTATTTTGACCATAACCGCATTGATCTTGTGCATCACGACGACCATATGCTGCATAGAACAAGTTAGCTACATCTTTGTGCATCTCCCAGTCCACAAGTTGCAAATTACGTTGTTGTGCATAATAGTGAAAATCGGATTGAGACATACTACCAACACTTGCAGAAGTATTAAAAGCAGAATAAAGAGAATTACCAATAGAGATTGCTTCACCGACACCTGTCAGACAAGGCAGGTGTTCAACCCAATCCGGCTCCATATCCTCAATCTTGTCACTGTTGGATAATACAACAAGGTCAAATTCTGCGTTATTGAAGATCGTGAAATAAAGGAAAGCAGCTCTTTCCGGAACGTCTGCAATAAGATACATTCCTTCAGCAAACTTATTGTTAAGACTCGGAACGGTCAAATCCTTTATAACATTACCGGATGCGTCTACGAAGATACTGCCAATCAAGCCGGTTCCTAACGTGGTCGGGAAACGGACACGCTTATGCTTGGAAACATCGACACCGCAAACACTATAATTCGTGTCTGAAGAATAGCTGTCCGTCAAGGTAGCACGACCAATCAGAATCTTAGATTTCTCCTTATAAAGCCCGGATTCCCGGATATTGGAAAGATAAACTTTATCACATACCGGTATATCCGGAATTTCGGTATTGGAACTGTAACAGGTGTACTTCTTGTTGTTAAGGTAGTCATTAATTCCTTTATACCAATAGTGAGGTTCATACATCCAAAGATCACCCTCGGTACTATCCAATTTGGCCGGAGTAGCACTGGAAATTTTCTCTGAATCGGCATAAAAATTGGAGTTCGCATCATGCAGGTTACAGATTACCATTTTACCTTTCTCTGTTTGTTTACCTAAACATCGGTGACGTTGGGCAAGGATCTTAGTTATATGACCGTTCGCAACATAGCTGTTACCGTATTTATAGCCAGTCAGATTATCAAGGTTGCTGATATTAGCATCATCGGCAACAGTGTCATCAAATTCAATCATCGTATATTTGGGCTGAATGATGGTCAATTCCGGGAAATGCGCAACGGCTGCTTCATATTCCTCATCAGTCATGGAACGGGTCAGACGATAGGTTCCAACCAGGCGACAGGAAGATACATTACCACCATTCTCATCAACACCACCCATTTCCATAAGGTTACGGAGCAGTGTTCCGTCTCCTTCCATGTCAATACCGGTTATACGAAGGTATCTGACAGATGAACACACTGCGAGTAATCTTTGCCAATCAATCAACGCACAACTATCCACAACCAAACGGTTTATGTTGGAAGTTCCTTCTAAGATCAGATTATCATTAGACAGCCTATTCAGATACCGCAATTCAAGAGTCTGAAGAGTAGCAGGAAGAACAGCGACAGACAAAGGAGAACCAAGCGCAAAGGAGACACCGGTCATTGCAGATTTACCGGCACGGAAAGACTCAAGCTTAGAGTTAGAGGACAAATCCATAGAGGTAAAATTTTCACTCTGTAAGCCGGTCAGATTCAACTCACGAAGATTTCTGCATTTGTCAACCAATAATGCGTTCATCGTTTTTTGAGTAGCCTTGCAACTGATATCCAGTTTACGCAATGCAACACAGTTACTTAGATTGAGTGTACCAACAATCGCATGACTGACATCAGTCAGATCAAGACCTAACATTCGGGATGCACCGTAAAAATATTGAGGGTCATTGACGATCAAGTCGGTGTCAAGTGTCAGCTCAACAACACTGCCGGTATCTTCGGCCAAAACGCCCGACTGTTTCGGATCACCGCTAGTATAACCATAACCAAAGTAATATCTTTCGCTGGAAGTGATCTTAACCTTACGTTTATCGGTAGAGAACTTGTAACCGAAATATACCGGGAATGAATCCTGCCGATATGTACCGGCAAGGTATTGACTGTCAAGCAGGGCAAAACGGTTTTGAATAGTGAAAGTACGGTGAGCGTAACGGCTACCTTGCAGGGCATACAGATAGTCATAGTATTTTGTACCCTCCGAAGTAGTGACACCCTCCGTCAAAGGTTTGATGTATTTATATTCACCATCCTTGTTATAAATACGTTCACACCAGTTACCCATCATTTGAACATTGAACATATCCAGGACATCTTCCGTGCTCATATTACTACGAAGCGTTCCGGCAACCTCACGAAGCTTCTCCGGGCAACCGCGAACTAAGTCCCACAAAACACTGTCGTGACCGGCAAAAGCATAACTACCGATACTATCGTCAAAAGATTCATGTGTGATGGTGTAATCGTACTTCAAAACTGAATCGTTACGGCCACCCAGTATGGTATCAAGGTCATAAGGAAGAAAATACCAATGAATACCGTCCCAGGTACAAAGCATCATATTCTTTGCCCGGTTATCGACGGCCATCAAGTAGTCTGTTATCAGATACCAGGCAAACGGGCTGTCATTGCCGAAATAGTCTTTATACTCATTCAGGAACTTGACATGATTACCCTTGCAACTGTATATCCATGACCATAGTCTTTGTACGGCAGCCTTATCCTCCGTATCAGCGTCAGCCCACGTCTTGTCTGCTTTAAAACGGAACTCAAGACCGTCGGCAAACTCTTCTTCCGTGATGTTGGCAGTACCGAACAGACACAACGGATGAGAATTATTCAAGAACTCAATGCAGACACATTTATTACGCTGACCGTTCAGGGCTTCCGCATCATTAAAGCCCGCTATGCCCTCAAAACCATAGACGTTGTGGGATTCGCTCTTCTCATTATTGAAATTGTATTTACCAAGATAGATGTTCACACCGGAATCATCATTATCGTAGAAACAATCAATAGGATCACCATCGACACCGATACGGACGGAAGAATCAACCATTTGCGGTGGAGTCAGCCAACCACATTTCTTCCATACGTCATTGATCAGACGAACAGCACCGGTATTATGGGTACTTGATGAGTCGCTGAAGTCTGCTTTCAGGCAGAAGATACCCACACGTTTTGCACCAGGCTTAAAGCTGTACATCAAGTCCGGAACATCTACGCCGCCAACCTCAAGGGTAGTACCGTATTTTTCAGAACGGAAGAAGTAGATACGATAGTTCTTGCGGGGATAGGTGGTGGAAGAAGTTCCCTGTATCCGGAGTCCGGCTTTACGGAGTATAAAGTCGTATTCCTTGCCGTACTTGCTGTAAAAATAGACATCGGCGACGACCTCAAACTTTTTGTTGTTGGTGGCGTTAACCAGGTTGACATCACCAACAATGCGCATCACACTTTTTCCCTGGGCACGAAGTTTTTCTATGTCAACATCGGAGCCGGTATCATTCATCACGTCATTTTTCTGAAACAGCATAACCATTTCATCAGAGGTGGGACGGTCCACCATGTAGTTTGTCAGCTCTTCATCATCGGTCAAGCCACGACGGTAGATACGAAGGTTACGCAATTCAACATCGGCAGCATCAGAGGATACAGTTATATTGACAGGTGACTCCTGCTTCATGCTTTCCGTCTGTGCGTACTGCTTGGCTCCGCACCGGATGCCGTTGACATACAATTCCATAAGTCGGTTACCCGACTTCTTGCCGATAACGAAAGCGATTTTGTAATTCATACCGGAAGCAAAGGGAGTATCAACCGAACTACCACCCGAAGCCGCGACCATAGCTTCCTGCGCGGTCATCTGAAAACCGATGCCGCCCGACATACAGGAGACGACAACGCCTTTGCGGTCAGTGATATTGCTACACTTCAATTCAAATTCATAGGTTCCGCCATTGGAAACGGCATCATCCGAAAATGATTGTTTCATGATCTCAATGGCAGCACCATTGGATAGCAATAGGGAATCACCAGTCCAACCGTTACTATTCCAGTCGAAACCTGTGAATTTGGTTGTTACCTCGCCATCAGTCCAAACAGCCGGATTCTCTTCAGTATTGCTACGTCCGGCAGCCGAAAGTTTCAAATCAAGGTCGGCCTGTACTTCCTCAATATCAATAGAGGATTTTGCGACATCAACTAAGAAATCATATTCAGTGTTACCGCAAGAGAACCGCATTTCATACTCTCCCTGTTCGGTGAACCGGTTTGTGTAGACCTGAACTGTACGGGGCACACTTACTGTCTGTGTCTTAATACCGTTGCAAGAAACGGACATTTCAGCAGGAGTCTTACCCGGATCATAAGCCACAAATTCGAACTGCAACTTCTCGTATTGGCCGACCTCAAGGCGGGGCGTCAAATGATCATCCGTAAAAATACGACCGTCGGGGAAACGGTGCATCATACCGATACTGGGAACGGAAGAGCCCTCCTTGAATATATCCAGGTAAATACTTTCAGACCGGATTGTAAGATCGGCAGAAGCTTCCATTTCAGCAACCATTTGCACCGTATGTCTACCGGGTAAAAGGTCAGACATCGAGATGCTGAAGCTGCTGTTTGTTTGGCCGGACTTAGTGATCGTCTTGGAGTCTTTCTGGACGCCATCCACATAAAGCATTACTACTTTGTTGCCGGTTCCGGAAATGGTGAACGGAATGGATGCCGTTGCGCCGGCTGCATAGCCGCCAACAGGAGAAGCGATATTATAGCTCGATGTCAGAGACAGAGTAATAACCTTGACGGACGTGTATGCCTGCTTAGTCTGCTTCTTGCCTTCCGGATCGGTAGTCGTCGCCTTGACATAGATATCTGTTGTGCCTAAAAGCAAATATTTACTTAGATCAAGAGTGTACGTACCCTTAGACACATCATTGATGGTTTCCGTATAAACGGTTTGAGCACCACGAAGCATCTGTATGGTGAGCGTGGCTTTTTGTCCCGTAGATTCGCCCTTGTCATCTCCGGAGCTGTATTGATGATCGTAATAGTAGGTAAGATGAGAAGAACCACTCTCTTTGATAATACTGTTATCTACGGAAGCATTGAGGACAATCTTTGTTGCAGTACCGGTTTCACCACCTCCACCGCCAGTACCGCCCTGAAATTCCGTACTGGTGATTTCTGCACCGGACTTGTTTTTGAAAATCAGCTTTACAGTGTTGCTCTCTTCATCAACGACGGGTTCGACATCAAAAAGTGTATTGGCGTCAATCTCATTAAATCTTGCGGTAACCGCACCATTTTGAATAGCATTTGTTGAATTAACGTCCAGACTTTCGTCTGTCTGGGGAATCTCAACATTGAAAGAAACACCACCGCTTTCGTCCGGAGTATGCTTTTCACCGTTGAAAGTTATTGCTTTTATTGCTCCTGCACCACCGTATTCATTCCAGGCCGCCGGCTGATCGAAAGCTGTTATATCATTTGATTCAAACCGGTAATCTTTCCATTTGCCGGCAGACTCCTCGAAAGTAATAATCATGCCGGGCTTCTCTTCATCCTTGACTTTAGCTCCAGAAACGGCTGTTACTGCTGTTTCTTTTGTATAGAAGCCAGTATTTAAAGGATGAAGTTTAGTTACGTTATAAAAGCCACTACCTGAACCGGAGCCACCGGAGATTTCTTCCCACTCACTCCACTTCTCACCTGTCATCTTACGTTGTTTCAACACACCACCGGTATAATACGTAGACAGGAAGATTTGGGTAATGGCATCATCCTCACCGTACCGGGATACAACTAAAATATCACTTGAATAAGTGTCTGTATCAGCCACAATATAATAGCCGGAGTTAACAACAGAATCAATATCAGTATAAAGGACTGTATTGAAAAAATGAAGCATATCTATATTTGACAGATTCTTGTAGAAATCCTCTTCAGTACCCTTATACCCTTTGCCTTTTGCATCTTCATAGGTATTAACCTCATTCCATGAGTCCGGTACATAATCACTGCCGACATATACATAAGTATGATATTTACCTACTTTATCTAAGAATGAACATTTGATACCAATGTTCCTTAGCTCAATAGGAACGAGGTATATAGCCTTATCTAATGTGAATCTGTTTGTATTATCACTCGGATCGACATGATATAAAGATACATTATAGTCAGTAACGCTCGTTATTCTCCAACTACCCCACTCTCCGTTTTTTCGCTGTCTCTGATATACGAACCCACACTCATAGCGTATTTGTTCATAAATGTTCTCATCAAGTATCGTAGTAGCCAAAAGACCTTTTATATCCTTGAATTCATTTCGTTCATCTTCATTATACCGATAAGTAAACAAGCCGGCAGTACCAAACACCTCATCTAAATCTCTTAGATCGTTCAAGAAATCCAAGTCTATAACAATACTACCACAAACATTTATGGCTGCCAATAGTTTTTTCAATTCTCCCCAAACAGAGCCATCATCACTTTTAGATGTCTCTTTTGTTCCAAGAGCTTCCTGTAATTTAGCTTCGGTTGACATCCATTTCCCCCAAGTTGTGTTACCACTGGAAACAACACCACTCCGGGACAAAGTAATAACCGGTCCTACGGTTACTTCAGTAGCCGTACTGTTATTCATTGCATCAAGTTGGATGCACGATGTAAACGACTGATAAACATTATTGAGTCCCAACCGCTCTACTTGAATATTGAGAGGAATACTGGTAGAACCAGGTACAAACACACAACGGTAATTTCCAACAGAGGAATTACCCACATATAAAGAATTGAGTTTTGACTTCAAGTTAGCCAGGGAATCAATCGTACCCAGACTTTTAAAAGGATCAGTAAGGGGATTTGAATTTGTTGAAGTGCCTAATATCCTTTTCAACAGTTCAGCATCTCCGTCAGTAATATTCTTCTCCGCATCCGTAATACGATTCTTAAAATCTTCCAAATCTTTATTAATATAAGCGGATATAGCGTCAGTTAAATCCTGTACCAATATTTTCCGCCCACCACTAATCTCAACATACATATCATCAGACAAAGATTTCACGGCAGTAAGCTGCTCTATCGTGAAACTATTTGTCTTTAACGCTTGCAGCACAAGGCTGACAATCTGCTGTTTCTCCGTTTCTGTCATAATTATTCTTTTAATGAATTATCTAATCATTATCATACACCCACGTTAACTCAATGGTCATACCAATATTATCAATATCATAGTCATACACATAATCAAGATAAAGCTGGAATTCTTTTCCGGTACCTACATCTCCGGCATCTACTCCCTTTAAAATATAGACCCCATCTCTACTAACTACACTACCCTCAATAAGATTACTATATGGACCACCTGTATATAGAATGGCGCGTAAATTTATCAAACTGTCATCCAAAGAACTTTTCAAGCTATCAAGTCCGGTTATCACCAGTTTACCATAACCTTTCCTGCCAATATACTTACTGTCTATGTCAGTAGTCTTAATGGTGATTAAATCCCAATAGGATTGTTCATCACCGCCCGGATGATGAATACTGTTCACTGTGATCATTGTATCACTGTTGATAGAAGTGCCAGTATTTGGAGTAGCATTAGACATATTGATATAAGTTCCAATTTCTGCTACAGGTTTTTCTGTACCAAATTTGATACTACGCATATCCCCAGTATCCGTTTTTCTGTAATTATCACCTTGTACACGTCTCATCGCAACCTGATTATTCCATTCCAAAACAGGATCAAGCGATTTTATCTGCTGTAACTGCTGATTGAAGACAAAGCTTTTCAATCCCTCGATTTCTTGATTCAATTCAGGAACACCACCGTCTTTTCTTGCATAACGTACACCATCAAAATAGATATAGTTACAGCATAGAATACGATTGAGAAAGTCAGCAAACCACACTGGGCAACCAATAGAATTACCTAAAGTAAATATCTTCTGTGTAGCTTCACGGCTATACAATTCTACGATATCACCATCAGCAGTGGTAAACTGTTCGTTATCTACTGTGAATGACCAGTTATTATCTTTGAATCCGCCGGGGGCACGGAAATCGAAGAAATATTGCATACCATCAATCCAAAAGATACAATCCGTCCGTTGCCGGTTATCTTTCATTGAATACTGTATTACAGTAGTCTCATTAAGTTCGGCACTATCATTCGTAACTTTGAATATCTCACTCCAGGAATCACCAATTAACACATCGTAGTAACCGCTATTCAGCCCTGTAATAATGTGAAAGTAGATTATCTGATTATTATTCATATTCCATGTGTGCCACTCAATAGAATCCTGACGTTCATTAATTAAATCTCGTACAACCAAGGCAGGCACTGCATCTGATTTGTCACCTATCAACTCAATGAATATGATATCAGAGCTTGCAAATTTCTGAATGTATTTACTCTTCGCACCGAACCGGTCCGTAGTAGGGTTAAAAAACAAAGGGGTAAAAGGACTTATTTTCAACATAATATTTTAAGCTTTAGAGATAGATTTCACTATAAGTTCATATTTAAGCCCGTCAAACCGTTCTATTTGTCCGTCTGCTTCACTCAAAAATCCCTTATACAAATACTCATCTTTAACAAGAGTAATTATACCATCCACAGGAGAAGGAATAACTTCATCATAGGTATTAAATCCAACTTTACCACAAGTGGCCAACTTTTCAGATATCACAAAATTATCTTTTAACGCAATGTTGTTAATCACAACATCACTGTTGCCATCAGAAGAAGTAAATTCAAGCTTATCAGCGCTAATACCAATATACTTGCTGTTTGCAAGCAACATAGCACGCTGGTTATACATCACATTAAACATCTTATCCGGATTCAACACGCCGCTGATATTCCATCCGGTTCTAATGAGTTTATAGCACATCACCCCAGACGTTAATATAGAATCAGCAGCTCCAACAAAAAACACGTCATTATCACTTTCATTATCAGTAGTATTCTTACCTCTCTTTTGTGCTAAGAACTCAATACCATAGGCATCTGCACGATAAGGACTAATAAGCTCCAGTTTATTATCAGTAATATCTACGCCAGTCATGTATTCTGTCGTAAACCGGAATTCATCACGTCCGTTAATTGAATCATAATCCTGTTTGTCATAGCCGACACGAACAGACGAATAAATCAGCTTCTCATCAACAGAATAAGTAAATTCAGTATGCTCGCCTTCAAATTCTTTGATTATACTTGTGGAAAACAGTGTATCTCTGTGAACGAACTGAACAATATTTCCATCAATTACAGGAACAAAGCCGAACACAGATTCCATCCAGTCAACAAACTTTGTATAAGAAGTATATAACTTCGCATCTGGTATGCCACGAATACTTTCAGCAGCTACTATAACACAATTATCAAGTCTGGAATCATAATTGCTTGCAATCTTACCGGTAATGCCTTCTTTTCCTCCATTGATACTTTTAAGCAAACAATTCAAGACCCTTGTAGGTGTTATTGCATCAATGTAGATAGGATCACTGATAGAATTATAAGTTACCTTAAACTCTTTAATCTTCTTAATGTTGATTTTTGCATAAGTAGTATGAGAAGCTTTCAAACTGATAGAAAAATACACCATCTTTCTTTGACCATAAGAATCAAATGAAGCCTTACTCACGCTAATGCTCAATATTATTGTTTTAGTTTCTCCTTTACTGATGTTCACTGCTTGAGTATTCCCACAAGAGGAAAGAGTGAATGTTGCATATTCAGCATCCCCGCTATTCTCATATTCAACATCCATTTCCACATAAGCCTTAATGCCCGATGCCGGGACACCGAGCAGATCAGCAACTACGCCTTTTTCTCCTTTGTCATATTCAAGGTAGCCTCCTTTGGATATCTCATTACTATAACTGGAAACATAGACATCTGCAAGTTCAATGGGGTTTACGGTATATGTATCACCAATAGAGAAGTTTAGTATATTTTGCATATCTAGCCTATCATAATATAGCTGATGCACTGCCTTTATTTCATCTACAAGATACTCGTATTGTGTTCCCTTGTTAGCCTTAATAAGAGTAGCAGTACTATTATCAACCGTATTCATTGATATCGTATAGCCCGAATTATCGAAGGTACCGAAATCCAGTTTACTACTGATAACAATATCATAGGTGTGCTGATTATTGATTTCGTAAATTGCGATCCGAGCGTCTGCAAACAGATATTTTTCTACCCATTCATCGAGAAGCAGCTCATAAGCTTCTCCTACAAACTCAAACTTAGATGTGAATGTTCTGATAACTCCACCGAATCCATCACGTTTGAGTGTACGCTTTATCTCATCCCAATTCCGGATACAGGATTTAGGAAGTTCATACATGGTACCAGCTACTGTCAGAACATATTTGCAAAGCATTCTTATAAAGTTAAAACGTCCACGGGCAAATATAAAGAAAAAGCCAACCGGTTTCCCGATTGGCTAAATTCTTGAAAATTACACTTTGCAAAAACGAGCTATAACTATTTGTCTTTCAATACCATTTCTATTCCAAGAAACAAAAATGACTTTTCGACATTCGCCAAGCTAATTTTTCCATTGCCTTTTAAAAAAGCATTGAGAGAGCTTCGGTTTATATCCAAATGCCTGGCTAATTCAATCTGCTTTATTCCCCTTTTTTTGAGGGCCTCAATTATTACTTCACGTATCATAAATAGTATTTTGAGACAAATATATGATTCTTGAACGACAATTCTCCCCAAAGTGGAGCAAATATGTCTAACCTCTTTCAGATTTTTGTTTCCAAAGGCACATTCTCAAAGGGTTCGCACCAAAAACTAAGCCATGCGCATTTATATCTTCATTAAGAATTAAGTTTTTCGATTCTTAAAATCGTAAAGCTCATGCCCTAAATCACGGAGAATATTTACAACATCCTGTTGAAACACATTTTTCCAACTACTTGCTGCATAATTTTTTGCCATAATATTATATTTTTTAATTAAATACTTTTATATTTGCCCCATGTGGCTAAATGGTACGTATTTACGTTAAGGTTCAAATCCTTGCTACATTTAATTATTGCAATTAAAAACATATAATTATGAAAAAGACTTTGACAAGAATTTGTCGGTCTATATCAGAATATATATCAATATTTTTCAGAAACTCTCAGAATAAAAGACCGGCAATAATTAAAGATAAATTAGGTCTCAAACTCAACCTTGGTTTATTTCAATGTGAGTGGAGTAGAGAATGGAAGTATAGTTTAAGTGGAAAAAACAACACTTTATGTGGAGATGCAGGTTCGAAACCTGCTCTCCATTCTTTTTATCCACATCTATCTTTTTCGCATATCTGAATTAATTATGAGTGTTACTGGCGAACTTGACATAAAGACTGATTAAGCATATAGTTTAACTCTAATCAAAAGAAGTATAATAACGAGGAAACATTTTATAAAAATTCTGTTGTCCTAAGAAAAGACCAAATTCCGATAAACTGTAATGTTCCGTTCTATTTAGGAAATTCACGGATTCAAACATAGCGTGAACTCTATTATCTAATGATTTATTGTAATTTCTTAAATCTTCTACTGTACTACAATTGTTGACGTATAAATCATACATATTTTTCCTGTATTTTTTCGATATTTTATTAACATCCAAACGAAGAATAAATTCATTTCGTGTATTTATTCTTACATTACCAGGTTGTATTTCACTGGTACATATTAAATTATGCTCTTCCAACTCTTTTTTTAAAGCTGAATCTATATCAGATATTTTAAATCCTTTGTTAAAAATACCTCCAAAGCAAATTAATATTTCTTCTTCTACTAATGAAGAAGAACTTTCTGCATACGTAATACAGCCGGTATGTTTTAACAGTGCAAGAAAATAGACATCGTTTACATTGAAAAGAGAAGCTTCCTTAGGATAAAGTGGATAATTCTTAGCCAACATAGTTATACATTCGTCATATTCTGCTATACAAGTAAAAGTTACCAGACCACTATATATAAAAAATAAGGACGTCAGGAATTGTAAATGTTGTATTCTTATTTTAGGAGTTATTTTTATAGCATCATCAATAAGAATTTGGGTAAAAGTATGCTCGGAAACTTTAATTCTAGCAATAAGCAAATCTATTAATCTTTGCTTTAAATCAGAATCTCCACTTTTTGCATATTCTTTATAAACAGTATTTAAAATCAATTGGATAGCGGGTTCATTAAATCTTTTGAACGATTCAGGGCTATCATGTTGTATTCTAAGTAATGATTCATTGACGATTTCTTGAACACGCTTTTCAAATATATTTTGGGCTTCCCCATATAATATGGAAAATTCATTCCTAACAGTAGCAAGGGCTATCTCTTTGGCCTTGCTTTCTGTAATTCCTGAATAATAATCACCATTCACTTGAATAACAGTAGTATTTGTATTATTATTTGCATTTTGCTTAGTGTCTTTCATAATGCCCTCCTACCTGTGTAATTTTAGATTGTTTATTAGAATTAGCTTCCTGATGTATTGTTGTTTTTTTCTTTCTCGACAATACTTTCTTTATTATAAATCCCAAAAGACTTACGCCTATTCCAGAAAAAAGCCATCCAGCATTATTTCTGCAAAATGAAAAAATAATAGTTATCAAATCTTGAGCTTCCATTTTTATTTATGTTTAATCAATACATAATAAGTTCCAACTAGAGAAAACGTTCAAATATATCACTTTAATTTTATTGAACAAAATAAAAATAAAGTGGTATATTGGACTGTTTTTTAATTTTTCTCCAAAACTCGCCTTCCTCCGGCTGTTACATAAAAAGTATCAAAATCGAGTTTCTCAACTTCTTCTTGTAATGAAAGCCGGAGAAACGCCTAATACATAGTTATCTGCTGTTTTGCCACATTCCTGTTACTTTCTTATTTATTATGTATTCCTTAATACGTACATCCATCTCCTTTACCACTTCCTGTAAGATGCTAATACATTCATCAACTGGATATTCGGCTAACAGATCGTCGATATTTTGAATGATATCATTAGCTGCAATACTATTACTCATTTATTCTGTTATTAGGTATTTCCAAAATGGAAAACTCTGATTTATTTCAAAAATTAAGATTCTCTAAAGCTTCAGTGAGTTCCTCTTCAGTAATGCTCTCACAGATGTTTGAATCATCAATGTAAACATTATATCCAGTCTCATTGCGAGACACTTCCAATACACGAACTTCACCAGTTGGTGATTCCACTCTATAAATTGTTCTCATATTTTCTGAAATTAAAGGGTTAGAACATACTGCCATCACACACAATAGCGTCACCGGCTATATAATCATCGGGAAAAATTGCACTATTCATTAGTGCAATCCGGGTAGCCTCAACATTCAACTCAAAGTGGAATTTACCCTCTTCATTTATTATCATTATTTTATTAGAGCAAAGATCAATGACTTGAACATAGCCGTTTACTAAACTCTGCACTTCTTCTAGGGTAAAGCAGTTCCCATTCACCGGAGAAATTTCAACTGTTTCTCCGGTGACTTTTAATAAAGTTGCTTTCATATGCTTACCCTTCTATGGTTAGTGTCAGGCAGATACTTTCAAGCATATCCCCCTTTTGCTTCTCCAGTTCAATACGGCTTATTAGCTGCTGTAATTGTTGAGAAAGCATTTTTATATTCCCCATATTGCTCACTTGATTAGTATGAGTGTTGAGGCTGTTATGTGTATCACCTATGAGCTGATTAGCTTGTGCTATGAGGGTAGCAAGCTCTTGCCTGCTATCCTCTTTTCTCTTTGAGTAGTATTCTAATGGAGTCATATCAATACACGGTTACAAGGTTCTCTATTTTGAAGCTTCTAAACTCCTGTTTATCAACATCGAAGTAAGAGAAAGTCTTATAAGAAGGCTTTGTCATACGTTTACCCTTGTTTGTTGCACCTGCAGGTACATTTTTAAGAGTACCGATAGCGTAGCGAATACTGCCATTCACTTTCTCATAGGCGAATTTAACTTCACCACTTCTCATTCTTTTAGCAAGTCTGTAAAGCTCCCACGCTTTTAGCAGGCAATATTTCCAACTCTTTTTTGTTGTTGAAAGGAGATGATGAGCATACTTCATCACTCTGGCTCTAAAATTAGACTTTGTTTCCATAATTCACTTTTTTGGTTTGACTTTTATGTTATTTGGTATTGCAAATATAACCATTTGTTAGGTAATAGCCTAACAAAGTAGATATTTTTTTTCTTCAACAGCCTTTTTCAAACCATTTTTAACGAATTAATAATCAAGTTCTTGATATAACATCTTCCGACCAAATGAAATGCGGCTTCGGACTGTTCCAGCCGGAACATTCAACAGTTCACTTATTTCGTCATAGGAATATCCCTGGGCACAATATATTAAGCTATCCATACAACATGATTTTTGGGCACACCGGCGAATGGCAGACACAACATCATTAAACATTGCCAAATTAGAAGCATAATCAGAAGAAGCATTTTCAACTGCTGAATCATATCCAATAAAATGTATGAGAGAGTTTCTATTGTACTGCGTAATATAAGTATTCTGCATGACAGCAAGGCACCACGGTTTCAAAGGTTTTGATACATCGAACTTATCACGATTTATAAGCATTTTGTACACCGTGTCACCGGCTAAATCTTCTGCATCCTGCATAGATCGGCAGAATCTTTTCGCTACACGTAATATCCAGGGATATATTTCTGATACTTCCTTTTCAAAGTCCATTGTCAGCCCTCCTTATTAGGTGTATCTTAGGTTCACCATTAATGCACCTTTCCACATATTCCCGATGCATTATGCTTTGTTCGTGCATTTCTTTAGCAGAACGCTCGATAGAACTAATGATAGTGCCTATGTCAGGGGGTAACGAGGCAATCATTTCTTTTACTGCGGATACTTCAAATGTTATCCGATCACACTTCGTTTCCAAGGTACGAAGTTCTGACAATAAAACATTGCATAAACGCTTATTTATGCAGTTTGCGTTGTTCTTTCTATTCATAAAAAAGGTCGTTTGTGATTCCTAAAAAGGAGTTACTAACGACCTTCGAAAAAATTCGATTGTAATTGAGATTTAATTAATTCTATATCAATATGAAATATAACATTTACGTCCTTTTCTTCTTCATGCTTATCTCTACATCTGCCTGATGGACGATGTTTGCATAAACAGCAGCATTTATGTTCCGGACATCAATATTCATTTTAAAAAAAGTCATAAGAAAAGCTATTTCAGCATCAAAAGAAGAACGTATCTGTTCCGGAGTAACTTTTTCTTTCTTCTCATCAGAACGCATATCATCGCTTCTCTTTTGCTCAAATAAAGCAGATCGCAACAATTCTTCAACTTTAGACTTAACTTGTTCATCAGACATGGATTTCGTATCATATGATAACAAAGCCAAAGTCTCCCGGACATCTTCATAAGCATCAATAGCAATCAGAGAAATACAAACTTTAAAAAGCAAAACACGTGTCCTCTCTTTTATCATATCCTCACGATCAACTAACACAGATTTCAATCCGGACGGATTAGTTATCTTCTTGTACTCTATTATCAAATCAGATGAACGTTTCTTTAATTCCATCTCATTAATATCCTCATCTGGTGAAAGTAATACGGAGCAATCACCACATGAAAGCTCTATAAAATCATATAGAGATAATTGGTTCAATCTTTCAATCATAACCGGGAAAGCATATAATATTTATAATCACGGGCACACGCATCTTTATGTTGCTGCTTACCAATACTGCGTAGTTCATGACGTAAGCCCTTTATTTCATATTTCAAATCACTATAATCATTGAAAATAATAGGTTCACCAGTAGTATCCACTCCTACAAAGGTGGGAGAAAGAGAGGGAACATCCCATTCCGGAACATCCCAATCAGGCAAATCAATAGAGCTCACATCCGGAAATACCTGTGCACCTTTAGGAAGATCCACAAGTGTAGGAGTATCGGGTGTCACCCATGCTTTACCGGCATACATGACAACCTCATGTTTACCAGCATCACCCACGAGCGCCTTACCGCCCGGATGAGCACCGTCTTTCGTTCCTTCAGCATAAGAAGGAATCGGTGTAGCGAGAATAGTTGCCACTTGAATAGCTCCCAATGCTCCTATCAAGATTGATAACGGGATATTGGGCAACGCTTCAGTAATAGCAAGTGCAGTCGCTATTCCAGCCTGGGCAATACTCGTTGCTTTCTCCCATACAGCTTGTTTATGAGCAATCTCTTGCTTTTTCTTTTCAAGCTCCTCATTCTTGGCTTCAGTAGCAGCTTTTGCAGAACGTTTACGGGCTTCGGCTTCCTCTTCCGATATGGCACCTTGTTCAGCCTGCTTTTCATAACGTTCTACATCTTTTTCATACTTCTCATCGTTTGCATCCTGTTCTTCCTCTATTCGGTCAATCTGACCGTCATAAACAGTACTGACAAGACTACCGATTGCACCGACAGCTTGAGATGCAGTCTGCAACCATTTTTTGAGATTCTTTTGACGTTCTTTCTGCGCTTTTTCATCTGCCTTGGTAACACTATTGATAGCAGCAATCTCTGCTTCTGCTTCCTCTTCGGCAAGATCAGCCTTTAATTTCTGCAACTGTTCGGCAATCTTAGCCCTATCATCCGCACTAAGGTTATCAGCTTGAAGTTCCAATTCTAAGGCATCAATAGCGGCTTCGGTAGTCTTTCGAGCATAATCAAGCCGTAACCGGTATTCCTCTGCCGCATATTCCTGCTGTGTAATTTGCTTAGAAGCCAGTTTCTTTTTCAACGCAAGCATATCCATGATGTGTTCTTCATCACGAATCTTTTGCTCATGAGATGCATTTTCAGCGATCAATGAAATTTGATCGGAAGCATACTTCTCATACAACTCCTTTTTCTTCTTTGCATACTTTTCAGCAATGAGGAACACATCTTCACCAGTTTTCTCTGCTGCATCAATTTCACTCTCACGTTGAAGTTCCAACTGTTGAAGTTTTAAATCCAATTCCTCTTTAGAACCTTTTCTAACAACAGTAAGGGCGTTTTCAATATCCTTCTTTTCACGATCTGAATTATACTTGATGGAATATTCATCAAGAGCACGCTGCATCTCTTTAGCAAGATTCTTCCGGGTTGCAATCTCTTCCCTACTATATCCCTTAACAGCAGCTATCTTCTTTGAATACTCAATACCAATACGGGCAAGTTCTTTCTCTAATCCCTCATCCATAAGGGAAAGTTCTGATTCTTGGTAAGTCTGTTGGATTTTCAATTTCTCCTGTGCAGCTTTCTCCAATTCGCGTTTTTCCTTATCAGTGAGAGGTTTTTTGAAAGTACTTTCTGTATTTTCATTCTTTGGATTAAATTTTTCTGCAATTTTATCAAGTCCAGCATTAAATTCATCACTCGAATATATCCTAAAGAAATTTTTAGAAAACTCTAATTGCGCCCTATCAGCTTTTTGAGCTTCTTTTGTATATACTCCAAACATCTTAGCACCTGCATTTTTAAACCATGACATATTTTCAAATTCTGATGTAGAGTACAGGGCACCAGTTTTCATTCTTTCTAAAGCCTTACGTTCTTGAGCTGTCACTTCAATTCGTTTATTCTTCATTTGAATAACAGCTTTGGTATATGCTTCTTCCTCTGAATCGCCTGCATCAAGAAGTCTCTTATACTCACTTTGAAACTCTTTTTCAGCTTCCAATATTTTATTATTTGCATCCTTTTGTGCAAGTCCTCTAAAGTTTGTTTCTATTTGAGTTATTTTATCTTCGGGAGATTTTAAATCATTAGCTATGCTTCTAATCTTATCGGCCATCCAATTAAGAAACTCTTTTGCAGGACCTGTTGATTCAGAAAATGAGAGCATGAATGCTTCCCATGCAGACGAAAGATTAGCCAAAGCTCCCTGCACATTATCTCCCATTGTGTGTGCCATATTAGCAAGCTCTCCATCTACACCAGTTATTTGATCACGTAATGGAACAATCTTATCAGCGGCAGTAAGGAAAGCGTTGAAAGCTGCTACACTCCGTTTATCCGTCATTTCAAGAGTAGTATTCAAATCTACTCCCTGCTCTTTCAACTTCTGTAAACCAATAACCAATTCAGGCAATGTCTTTACAGGACCTCCCAGTGATTTTGCAAGTACACCATTAGTATCAGCTAAATTTAATAGAATATTACGTGTAGCGGTAGCAGACATAGAAGCATCAAAGCCAGCATCTGCAAGTTTTCCAACCAATGCTAAAGTATCCTCTATGGTAAAATTGAAAGCTTTAGCAACCGGGCCTACGATAGGTAATGCAGTAGCAAGGTATGAAAAAGATAAAGCGCTTTTCGAGGTTGCAACTGCCATAGCAGAAACATAGCGTTCAGTTTCTTTGGTATCTGCATTAAACATTCTCAAAGCTGCACCTGATAAAGCGGCAGCATCTGATAATTCAGCACCAGTCGCTTGAGCAAATTTGAGTACAGCTTCTGTTGATTCTAAAATTTCTTTTCTAGTAAATCCTAATTTTGCTAACTCTATTTGTAATTCAGTAGCTTCCGAAGCAGTATATTTAGTAGTAGCTCCCAAACGTTGAGCATCAGAAGTTAATTCTTTTATTTTATTTGAAGTAGTACCTAATATAGCTGCAAGACGGCTATTGGCATATTCAAACTTAACGATATCCCCAACCCCTTCACGTAATTTGGTGAATAAAGCAACAACACCTGTAACAACAGCTTGTGCACCAATATATCCAGCAGCTATGCCTTTTAACCCCATGCCGACTTGACTCAAGCCTTTACCCATGTGCTGTTGAAGCATCAAACCGGAATTTCGAGCAATAATACCCATGTTTTTCATAGATCTATTGCCATTCTCTAATTCAATGATAGCAGCTTTGATTTCTTCCCGATATGCACCTACTGTCATCTTTTGTTGTGTGTACCGGTCGGAGTTACGTTTCACATAATCGGTATTAATACCTATTGTGGAGTTAAGGCGTGCAAGAGTCCGGATATAGTTTTCATCAGTATCTTTCAATACATCTACAGCCTTTTGAAGCTGTTTATTCATTTCTTTTGCTTGTGCCTTACTATGTACTTCCTGATTGGTTAGAGTGATAGCTGTCCGAATGAGCTTTAACCGTTCTTCCTCTGTCAATACAGTTTTCTTACGAGTACTATTACCTGCATTTTGAGCTTTGGTTAAGTTGGCTTCTGCTTTAGCACTTTTTTCTAAAGAAGAAGCATTATCAGCGCTCGCCTTAGTAAGTTTCTTGATTTCAGCAGTTGAAAGCTTTTCTGCATTCAACTTTTCCTCTATACGTTTTGTCACAGTCTGGGATATTTCCGACTGTTTTCTAAGAGCTTCGGTCAATTCATTAGAAGCGGAACTCGCATTTTTAGATTGAGTAGTATATATAGAGCCTAACTTTTCAAGATCGGCAATTCCGTCCACATTTATCTTTAACCCTTTTGCAAGATCTTTGGCTGCATTGGCATACGTTGCCCTTACACGCTCAATAGTATTATCCAGTTCAACCAATGTCTGAATCTCACCATCCTTTACAAGTCCTTCTATTACTAATTCTGCCATAATTATAGGTAATGTCTATATTCGATAATCTTTCCTTTAATCTCATTCCCAACCTTATCAAAAGCATAGGTACCGTCCTCTTTTTGATAAACAACATACATACAGCCATCCAAAATAGCTGCTTTCTTCGCCAGTTCACTGATACGATCCAGTTCACTTTGCATTTTCTTTATCTCGCATCCACAAGCCATAGCCTACCGGTACCCACATTCAGAAAAGAAACGCTCTAACCATGGACGAAGATACATGATGTTGAAATACTCCTTTGCAGTATCTCCAACGCCAAGAACCTGCTCACCATACTTTCTTTCAATGGATGGCCCCTCTTTAAAACCTTTTGTTTCAAAACGTAATCCGGAATCTATTTTTTGCGCAAAAATGCTATCGTAAAAAGTACCAGTGATAAAAAGGTTAGGAACCTCGACCGGGCGTGGTGGCAAATATAGCATCTCTCCCCTAAGAGGTGGGGTTATCTTCTCTTTCCAATGTTTATACCTTTCTGCTTGATTTTGCCAGGGACCGGGTTCATTGAAATAGGTATCGTTGTCATAAGTGGGATTCAATAAATGTTCGGTACCATCTAAACCACTATATAACTGTTCCTGTATGCAATCAATAAGCACATTCTTATTTTCCTCCATACATTTAACACACTCTCCCTTAAATCCGGAAGCAATGGAATGAATCACGTCATAAACTTTATCGAAATCTGCCATATAATAAATAATGAAATGGGCCGGGCTGCAACTACACCCCAGCCCATTAGTTACTTAGTTATCGTATCGAACACATCAGAGAGCTTCTTCCGGCGCTTTTCCTCTTTCAAGTTTAGCCACACCACATTGATATGAGCTTCAATAAATTCTTCCTTCGTCATCTCCTTTACTACGGAATCAACGAACGTTACACCATCTGTTTTCATGCTACCTGCTCAATACCTCTAATTCCTTTTTCAAACAACACAGAAGGAGATTTCAACGAAGGAACAGCACCTGCTTTGGGGACAATGGTTATTACACCATCAGCATAAGAAGCAGAAGTTGTATTATTCATAACCTCGGCGGCACCATCAGCGATGAGACTTCCGAATTCTTCTGTACGATCGTAGCCACCAATCTTCTCGATAATTTTGTAGGCATTTTCCGCTTCTGTCTTTTCAAAAACGACATCAACCAAGCCCATCAAGAAGTTTTTAGGATTGAAATCTAACTGCACATAATCAAAATTCAACAGGCTTTCTTCTGCATCCTCATGAGCGAAACTTACTGTCATAGTTGATTTTGCACCACTTGTAGGGAAACGGGTTACAGTTGGATAAACAGAAGACATTGAAATGCCCGCCAACACATCTGTACCATCATTAAAGCCAATCAAGGTGTTATCTTGATTCCAAAAATAAACGTCCCACCCCTTGTTAGCACACCTCAAAAGTTGGGCATTCAAAACTTCGTCGAAACTCTTTAAAGTAAAGGTATCTGTAAGAGCATTAAGCCCGTTGTACTCACTTGCACCATAACCAGTCGCATTTACCTGTGGATCACCTCCATTCGAAGCATATTCCAGGAATGGGAAAATAGGATAAATACGATCCGGGCGGTCAGCATGGCATAATTCAAGTAACTTCTCACTTGTAATATCGGCAGGAAGTTTCACGCCATGTTCTACCATAATAGCACCTTTGACTTTCTTCCAGTCGATTTTACATGCAGAACTACCTGTATTCATCCGGCCACCTTTACATGTTCTAATCTTTCTCATTTTCTTCTACAATTAAGATTATTAATTTTTATTTCCATCGAGCGTATGTTTATGGCATCTATGGGCTCGCTCACAGCCTTACCGGAATCTGTATAGGCTCCGTATCTACCATACGAATAATTCTCTGAATAACTATGTTTCACTTTCTCGTCACAGTCGCAGTCGAACCGGAAATCTTCATATAATACTTCCAACAAACGTTTATAGATTGGACGGAGAATATTCTTGAAAGATGTAGTTCTACGTTCCTCATTACTCCACTCCTTACAGGATGAACAAACTATAATCAACGAAACCTTTGCCTTAGAAAAATAATTTGGATCACTTCTATCTTCATAAATTGGAGTAAAGAGTGCAACCAGCGGGAACTTTTTTTCAGACTGGCCAGGAGATTTACTGTATTCATCTAATATGTCCTTGATATATTGACTGCTACCAAAGATGTAATTCAATCTTGGTGACTTTACAATTTTTGCCCCACCTTTCCCATTAGGGTAGAGGATTTCAAGTCCTTCAGGAAGTTTTCTAACTACTTCTTCAAACAGTTCTGTTATATCCAATTCCATCATAAATTGAAAGCATTAATGGGAGTTAATAGGTTCTTTTGAATCTTCAAACCGGTGAAAGGACAATCATCGGACATCGCCCATTCTACAAAGAGTCGGTTCTTCTTCACCATGCTGTTCCAGACACTAACCTGTCTCTTAATCGGAGATATATACTCGTTAGCACATTTCAATCTTACAAGACCAGTGATAGTAGCCTGTGTATTCATATCACGTAAAATGTGAAAGAACACATAATCGGCGAACGGTTCACTTAGCTTTTCACATAAAAGTGCATATCCGAATTGAGGTTCATCTTTTTCCAAGATATCAACCTCATCTGAAGAATCCTCTTTTTCCTGTTCTACGATCTCCAAATAATCAGTAATAGCTTGTGAAAGACTAAAACCGACAGCAGTATGAAGAAATTCGGTCTGAAATGCCTTGATATACCCGTTTATCACCTCATTTACTGCAAGAGACTGGGGCGAAGGCATTTCAGCGACCGAAGCATTCTCAATATGCCTGGGACCTGACGTAAAATATGAAACATCAATCAACATGGCAATAGTTATTTAGAAGCCTTACCCTTTCCGGTTTTCTTTTCATCTTCCACGGAAACGGTTTTATCATCAACAACAGTTACTTCCTTAGCATCTCCAGCAGGCAATTCTTTTGAATCGGCAGCCGGAAGATTCTTGTTATCAGAAGGAACCAGGGCTTCAAGTTCTGCAATACGAGCTTTCATTGTATCACGTTCATCTGTCAGTTCAACAATAGCTTTATCTTTCTCCGTAATGGATTCAGTAAGTTCACCGATTTTCGCTTCTTTCTCTGTGAGCATACATTCCAATGTCTTTCGAGCATCTTCTTCTGTCACCAAGCCGCATTCGGAAATGGGGGTGATTGTTATCAACCCCCTACTAACACGAATACGTTGCTCGCGAAGTACACGCGTCAGTTCTTTGTCCTGACCTGTAATAATGTACTTTTCCATAATCTTAGGCTTTCTTAATAGCGTTCAAAACATCGTCCAAATCACCATAAGCAAAAGCCCAAGGCATATAAACAGGCATCATCACTTCCTCTTGAATCATAACAGTAGTCATGTTCTTCAATTTAGTATTCACATCATCGGCAAACTCAATAGAAAGTGCAGTGTAATCAATCAATGAACATCCGTTCACCATATCCCCGGCAAAGTACTTACCAACTCCCATTGAGTTGCATTCAATAATAGGGATACCAGCAATTGACTTCTGACCATTCGTTTCTGCGATAAGGTTCAGCTCTCTACCAGTAGTATCTTTTGCTGTTGAAATAGTGAACACAGTAGACGGATGCAATACAAAAGCATTAGGGTAATACTGACCGAAGTTTAATACAGCAAAAATAGCATTTGCAGCATCCTTGTAGTTAGGATCTTCAACAGAGCCAAACATACCACTCTTCACAGTACCAGTAATCTTATTGATAGATTCTTCGGTACCTTGATAATCGAAATCAATTGCAAACTTACGATCATTCATCTTATGAATCGTGAAAGTATCGTTCAAACCAGTCTCAACAGTAGCACCGGCAAAAGTAACTTTCATATTATCAATGATCTTATCATTTGCAGCAGCAAGAACGATTACAGCTCTACCATTAGTCGTTTTCTCAATAGATTCGATAGCACCGGCAGCAATAGTAGTATATGTGCCACTGATGAACTTAGACACACATTCAACTCCTTCGTAAGTGGTAATACCCTTCAAGTTATCACCGGAGCCATCACCGAACAGGATTTGGAAGTTTTCTGCCGTTTTAACCCACAATGGAAGGCGGTTAAGAATGAATGACACGACATAACTCTTTGCTTTCAACAATCTCTTTGAAAGATTCATATGGGTACCGACACGTCTTACGTTCGTAAACTCTTCCTTAAACTTCAAAGAAGATTCTGAAAGCATACCATTTTCAGATACTACTGTTGCATTACGGTCGAAATCATAGACCTGTTCGTAAGAAATAGACAATGCAGCAGGATCGCCAGTTTCTACGAGCATCAAATCACGAAGGTTTAATTTCTGTTCATGAATTGCCGTTACAACACGCCCAGTTGAACGGTTATTACTTAACGGAGTATTAGAACTATTCGAAACAGAAACCAAGCCTTTCAAATCAAGATTAAGACTACCAGAAGATTTTTCACGACCGCTGAAATATCCTTGGCAAGCAGGGGTATCGAGGAAATCTCCAACAGCCTTCTCAACAGCATTAACAGAAGTGAGGATACCACCATTCTCTTTGATTTTATCAAATGCTTCTGCTAAAGCAGTAACCTTTTCCGATTGCTCTCTATACGATTCCTGTATTTTATCGAAGTTGGGTAATCCTTTTAAGGTATCAGCAAGACTGTCTGAAATCTCTTTAAACTTGGCTTCTATTGCAGTCTTATCCATCAAACCACCTACAAATTCATCGCAAACCTCTTTACACTTTAATTGGATTGTACCAAGCAAAGATTTTTCCTCATCGGTTAAATCTTTTTCATTCTTAGCAAAGCTAATCAAAGGAATAGGAGTAGCAACAAGTACTCCTAATGTAGAATCTCCACAAAAGAAATACAGAACAATACCAACAATCGCAATGACAGCGAATAACAAAAGGGATTTATATCCCATTACAGTTTTAATAAAATTTTTCATTTTACAATAGGTTAAATTGATTTTATAATAATGAGCCAATTTTTGCAGCAAGTGAGAGATTCGTTTCGTGCTTCTCTTTTCCCTCTTCCTTAACTCCCTGTTGGGTGTCGTTTGACGGCGCAACAGGATCTTCAGATTTGGTATCTGCAACTTTAGCAATCATAGTTCTATAGACTCTACTCCAGCAATGAGGACAACGTACATAACTGACAATATCCTCAATGCTTTTTACTTGTAAATCGTCCTTCATACTTTTATGAGCATCAAGAACAGCAAGTACCTGAGTACGAATTTCAGGTTTTAATTTATCCATTTCCTCTCTTACTACACCTTCAACTATCCAACGTTGATACATGGCAGCCAAATCAAGTACCTGGTTACTGAATGTACATTCAGCCTGTTGGTCATAATCGAAACTATGCCCACACTCCGGACAAGTGACCATAGTAGATTCACCTGTAAGAGCTTTTGTTATTAATCCTAACTTCATATCCAAATCATTTAAGCGCTCATCTGAATAGCGCATTGTTAATGCTTTCTGAATCAACTCTAAAGAAGCCGTTAATTTGGAACGCTGTGTATCAAGGGAATCATCACTCTTGATACCAACTAAGAAAGTTTGAGGATTGGCTCCCCATGCCTGCAAAGTTGAAACCTCGCCCAAAAACCATTCCAAAACAAGACCGGGATTATCCTTGTCTCTTCGAATAGCCTTTACTCCTATCGAGTGCTCAAGTGTTTTCCCACATTCAGCGTATAACTTATAGTCCTCAAAAGTTTCTTTTGCTATCTGTTTGTTTAGATTCATTTTGGATACAACCACAAGATTATAGTTTTCTTCTTTCGCTTCAATAGGGCAACCTATAAGTTTCGTTTTATCATGGTCAAGCAAATGCTTTCCACGCTTCAAGAAAAACTCATTAATCGTTTTATTAAACGAACCACTCGCAGATGTTTCTTTCTGTGAATCTTCAACACCGATTCCATTTACGGCAATCGTAACAATCCCCTTCTCTTCATCAACATCATTTGCCTTCGTTTTCAGTTGAAGGCTTTTCAACTCTTTGTCCATTGTTACTTTCTTTTTTAGTTATACTAATAATTGATTTTACTATCTCGCGTTCCTCATTTGACATCTCATAAAGTAGCTTATCAAATAAAGGAATCTCGATTTTACATTCTTCAATACGTGCCCTGTAATCATTCAAGGTTATAACACCATTCATAAACTCTGTCATGGCACGTTCAGAAACAATTGTACTAACTTCTTCCTTTTCTTTCTGACCTTCCTGCAGACAGTCAACATGACTGTAATCAACATCTATATAATAGCCATCACGGTCGTAGCCAAACATCTGTGTTATTTCCTCACAGAATCGTTTTGCCATTGGTATAACTTTAGAAGTATATACCGTTTTCTCTGCCGTTTTTTGATTTGAAAATGTACTTTGGTCTTTACGAGGAACAAGAACAGAAGGTACTCCTAAAGCTCCGGCGATCATAATAGCATCATTTAAAGTTTCCTCGAATGGCTGCAACTCTTGAATACTTAGGCTTGTACGGATGAAATCAATAGGGATGCTACTTACAGCATAAGGGAACTTGGTACCGTCTACACCATAGTTATTATCATATTCTTCCAGAAGCTCCTTTTTCTCTTCTGGTTGCATGGCCAACGTTCCTGTTTCATCTTTCATCGCAGAAACAACAAAACCAAGAGCACCCCGTTTTACATAAATAACATTTCTCGCCTTATATACAGGAATAAGATTATCAATAGCCATTTTTACTGAATTAAGTATAGAATGCCCCTTTATAAAATAATTCCCATTGAATTCAGCATTTCCATCTTGATCGTGAAAAATAACACATGGATCTATTTGTTCAGTGAAATTCATACCACACTGAAGCTGATAATAGTCTATAATATCCTCCTTTTCAGCAACTCCAAAAAGAGGAATATTATTCTTTAGCACAATATTTACCTTATCAGGTGGTAATACCCAGTAATTCCGGCATTTCTTGTATATCGGAGTACGAAGATGATGAAAAGCTCCTGGTATAGCACATTTAATATAGCTGTTCCCTGTAGTTAACTTATATACGAAGTGCATATATACAAGTCTCTGAAATGATGATAAGCAGTTGGGCCTACTCAACATCTCATTAAATTGCTGATTATTCCATACCACTGAATCATCTGAAGCTTTCTTTAGTAGGAACTTTCCACCAGCAATACGGCTTGCGATATAATCAATAGGGAAAAAGACTTCCCCTACCGTACAGAATAAAGTAAGAAAATTAGCATCAGCTACATAGGGGCTAAAATAATCCTCTGTTATCCTGAAACGTCTTTTAGGAAGCGTGTTCAGTAGCTTGCCGACCTCTTCGGCTACAAGCTGCGATATATCAGTACTCTTCTTATTTAACAATCCGAAAAATGCCATATTGATTCTGTTTGTGGCAAATATATGTAGAAGAATAAACGGTTTCTCAAAATCGCAAAATCTTGGAAATTAGAGTAAGAATAAAAACGGGTATTACTCACTATCTGTCAACGACTTACAAGACATATCAATGTGAGCCTAATTTTATTAGATAATATGCTAAACCACTTAACGCAGTACTTCCCTCTTTCTCTTCACTATCCAAATTATAATCCAAAACATTAGATAAAAAAGAGCTATATTCATCTGATTCGTCCAATTTACTACTCGATAATAAGATATTCTCCTTGATGAAGTCAGATGTAGCTGCTATCCTTCTGTCAACATCTGCATACTCAGGCAATACCTTGACACTTGGAAGAACCTTTCTAATTTCTCTAATCATAGAGAAGAATGCACTTGAACATTCAGCTACATATTTTGACGCATCATGACTTACAATTGATTCTTTTACATCCTCTATGGATTCCTGCTGCCTAAATGCAACATCTACCAAATGCCATTTACTACCACACTGGAAAACCTGAAGGAGAATAAACTTACTATTGATATATGGAATGAAATAAACAATTTTATTGTCGTATGTATATTCCTTATCCGGATTAAAGAATGAAAACACTCCTTTATTTCCATACAAGTTCCTTTTTCTCCGGTTACTGAACTCAATATACTGTTCATTGCATAAATCTACTACAACATATCGGAATGTATCGGATAAATGCCCATGTTCCTCATAAGTTTGCAAAGTAGTTTTATTCTTGACCTTGGTTTTAAGAATGGCACCGTTAGCATCCTTCTGTACACTCATGTAGTCCTCGATAGATACCGAACATGATTCGTCGATGTATATCTCTATGCCAGGAACAGTACAATCAAAGATAGCATTGATAAACTCACCAGTCATGGCAACACTCGGATTCTTATTGCCTACTTTATCCTCAATCTCGAATCCTTCTTTCTGCAATGTATCTATGAATAAGTCCATCCAAGAGCGTTTTTCATCATCAATGCTATTGGCCGCCTTTGTTGAGGCATCCCCGTGTAGGTAGACTTTATCACTATACCTGATATCTTTCAGATACTTGGCTACAAGTTTAGAGGACTTCTTTACTGTATTGTTAGGACTTTCGGCGCATGTCTCATGGAACTGCCAAACCTTGATACCGGTAGTGAAATCTACTTGCCAGTACGACACACTGATATATGGCAGTACGTTATTATCTACTGATATATGAATAGGCAGGTCCGGGATATATTTATGTTCACCGGAATGTTTGCCACGGTTGAACGAACCGAAGAACTCGCTACCGGTACGAATAACACCCCACTCTCCCAATGCGTACACATTGTAATAATCCGGATCGTGGACTCTATCATACTCAAAGTCGGCAACACATTGCTCATCATAAAAACCGTATGTACCATCAGGTGAACCAACAACCCAAAAGTTATTCAGATAGGTAGATTGGATAATAACTGTATTTGATTCCTGTTCCTCGATCTGCTTCGTACGAGGATTAAGTATTTGCCGAGGCGCATTCTTCTTTACGGATTTGACCTTAGTAAGCTCCTCCGGCAACTCTTTGCCGGCAATGGTAACAGACATTGGCACATCATGCCATTTGTCTTTATCAATGAACTCTTTCTTTATCCAGTGGCTTTCACTGATCGGATTAAAGGTACAAATAATCTGCTGCCCTTTCTTACCACGCAAACGCTTACGTAGCTGCTTGAAATCCGGATGCTCGAACTCTGACCATTCCTCTAACTGAACACGCTTATAGTTGGAGATACCTTTTATCTTCTCCGGATCGTCAAGACCGGAAAAATCTATCTTCGCACCATTAACCAGACACTTAATAGTATTCTGTTGGAACTTGAACAAATGGGAGATGCCAAGACCGGCCGCAGCGACTTTATAATCTTCATAAATGGTTTTGAGAATAGAAGCTCCTACCTTACGCATTACAAGAGTGTTTTCACCATCCTGTAATGTCTGTATCAGTATTGTTTGTGCCACACTATACGACTTACCGGAAGATGAACCTCCATAGAGAATGATAAAACGGATAGTCTCATCATTCAAGTACTTCAATAGATAGAATCCGTTAGGATTTAGCTTCTTATAATTTATAACCATATTGTTCTAAAAGTAAGGTTTCTCCGTAGGATGAATACCGGATTTTGCAGTTCAAATTGTTCTATTCTTCCGAATTCTCATTATCTTCAAATCCGATACGAAGTTCACCGACTTTATTTCCGTCTCCACCTTTGATGTTGACATTCTTATCGGCTTCCCATCCATTCCAGGCACCAAGAATCCGGGCGGCTTCTGTCTTGCCGTTGAACTCATAATTAACCACTCCTCTATTATTCTGAATCTTCTTCAACGCATTACGGGCACGCTTTGGAAGTTGGGACGGACTTCTCATCTTTGTTTTCCCGGTAACAGGGTCTACATAATGTAAATCATCGGGATCAGCGAGTACAATATCCATTAATACCTTTTCGACCGTTTTCCTCTCTACTTCAGTCTCTTTCGCCCTCTGTTGCTTAATCTCACTTATCCTTGCACTAACCTTGCTATTGGCTAACAATCTGCTAGCAGCACTCCAAATCGTTTCAGGTTTCATCTTTGACGCATCATAAGACATCCTATATGCTTCACTAGCATTACCTTCTGTATCAACGTAGTATTTACAGAATTTCTCTTGCTTGAATGTTAATGGTTTCTCTTGCTTTCCCATATCAATTGTTATTTATTCCTACGAGAAAAAGAAGCTGCTCTCTATCCTTTAAAAGCTCATAGGTGGCAAGCAGTGTGCTGCCAGTTGTTAATATGTCATCATACACTATTATTTTCTTTTCCTTTATCGGACGAAGAAGAAAGAATTCCGGATTCAATCTATCTTTAGTTAGGCACTGGATTGCATTCTCATAGAATGGTATTTTCACCGCCCCCGCAATTTTCGTACAGATAGAGGTTGAAAAATGAAAGCCCTCGTTGTGTCTCCGTCGCGGTGTGGTGACTATACACCATCCTTCATATCCCCCTACTATGAAGCGGTGGAGAAACTCACACGCTCTCTCTGCAAAGAATGATGCAAGTTCCTCCGACTGTTTAATTTCTGAAAAGCTGGTACCAGTCTTGGAACGAGTGAACTGGGAGATGTAATAGATATCACCCTTTTTATGAAGTGACACCTTTTCTCTCAAATCACATAACCGTTCCTGATGAGACCAGCTCTTACATTTCACCGCTTCCGGCTTATCCCAGTCATCAATACGACATATCTTTCCCTTTCTTTTCATCAAAAATCTTCTTTACTCCATCCTCGACAGATGTATAAGACAAAGGTACTAAATAGATATCCCGGTTCACCGACTGCTCTAAATTGTCAAAATCCCGTTTTTCATTAATTAGCTCAATTTCAAGCGGTTTGTAGTATTTTACTAAAGAAGCAAAATACATAGTAGTCACAGGTTGGACGTTACAAATATTGATAAGCTGCCGGTTACAGCCCACCGCATAAATAAGCCCTTCGACGACATCATCTATGTAAGTGAAGCACCGGATATTCTGACCACAATTGTATAAAGACACGTTTTCCTTTTCTATCAGGAACCAGAGAAGAGTTCTTTTTCGCGGATTAGGTCCATATACATTATGCAGCCGGCACCCGGTCGCAGCCTTACAATAGATAGATGCATACTGTTCATCGAAATACTTGCTTATTCCATACATGGAAGTGGTATTCTCCGGATTCGCCGTTGACGAACTAGCGTATACTAACTTCACATGATACTGGTTACATGCATCAGCTACTCGCATGAAAGTATCAATGTTATCCTTCCTGATCTGTTCCAGGTTTCCATTAAACACACTAGTTTGCGCCGCCAAATGGAACACACAATCAATACCCCCATTTTTCAGGAGCTCACATACTTTTGTGGCTTCAGTACCAGACTTTCGATCAAGTCCTATGACTTCAACACCTCTTTTTGTCAATTCGCGGCAAAGGGCTTTTCCTATAAACCCCTCACTGCCGGTTACAATCATTCTTCTCATCATCACAAAAAAATAAAGGATATATCAAACTCTCGTATATCCAAATTCAACATATTGTTAGTAAAAAACTCAAAAAAACATTAACTTCAAAATAGAATACACTACATTTGTAGCTGTATAAAATATAAAATCAAATAAAATGAAAAGACCGCAAATAGATATAATCAAATACGCATTAATTGCAACAGCCATATTTACTCTAATATTAATATTAGTATATGTATATAGATTTCATCACGGACTGTCCTATAATCATAATGATTTTGCTGATTTCGGCAGTTATTTAGGTTCAATTACAGGATTACTTGCTTTCATTGGAGTACTTTATACAATAAAAGACTCACAAATAAATAGACAAATTGATAATGAAAGGTCAACATTTTATAATTTGTTGGGATTATATCAGCATCAAGTCGACACCAACAAATATACTGAACACCAAATTGAGAAAACAGGAATTGAAGCATTCAAAGCATACGCACATGAAGCGCGTTCATTATTCTATGCTTATGTAATATATCATTTTATAAAAGATGGAGAAAAATTTCCATCAGAATTAACACAAGTCAGTAAGTTAGACGAGCAAGCATTTCTGGAGATTTATACTAAGTTTGGAGTTCATTCAACTACAGAATTAAATGTATTATTAAAAAGTAGGGATCCCAAATATTATTACGATACTATATACGAAATAAAAGGCATAATAATGTCAAGCAAAATTCATGAAATGTATCGTATAATTGTTGCATCAATCTGTAATAGGATTTGTATAGAAAAAAGATACCAACAGCTCTATAAGTTCATAAGAAATGTCGGAGATTATTTATATGGGCAATATGGACAATATTTAGGGCAATACCATAGAAACATATATTATCTGTTGGATTCAATCCAAAATTTTAAATACCCCAATGACTATTCTAAAATATTTAGAGCACAATTATCCTCAGATGAGTTAACAGTCATACTATTCAATTCAATGAGCTCGCAATCAACTCTCAAAACAATTTCTTTATTAAAGAAATTTGATATATTCAATAACATTATTGCCCTCGAACTTCCTATATCTGGATATGATACAGAAAAAGAAATCGTAATTCAGACTATTAACTCTCTTTTTCATGAATTTATAGCTGATTCTACAAACAAATGATTATATACCCAATTATTATATTTATTGTAACTGTACAAGAATATAGGGAAAAGAGTGGTTGTATTATTCAACAGTTTTCTCTATACTTCCGCATTCAGAACGTTCAATTTCTACTTATTTGATACCAAGATAATCCCAAAAAGAAAGTCTACCTTTTACATTCTCAATAGGACTTTCAAAAAGTATTGGATTAGCTAATACCCAGTTATAAACTTCTTTTTCAGCCCAGATGGAAGAATGATTCTGTACACAATCCACTATCTCAATGCTACCGATAATGGAGCCTGTACAAAAACTAAAATCTTTCCACTCTTTGTTTTCCGGTAATGCCAATAACTGCTCATTGGTAAGTATTGAATCATAGAAATTATCGTAATTCAAAGGTTTACCGCTTGAATGAATCAGTACCCTCTGTCCTAAGTATTTCTTAGGACACGACCAAGTACGGTTCTCAATGTTTTTAATACCGTGGACTATCAAAGAAGCCCACGGTTGTTTTATTGTTATTGCTTTCATTTCTATTCTTTATTCCTCCAATAGTTTTAGCAGTGATTTTTTATACTCGTCTATTTCCTTAATAGCATCTTCTTGACCTGATTTTGCATCATTTATCATTAAATCTGCTACTCCCTCCATTATTTCATCCTTATGCCTATTCAGATATTTGATAAAGTATTCCTGCATCAAATCAGTATCCATATTTGCTATATCCGAATATGTGTCTCCACTTCCATAACTGCCAGAAAAAGAAGAATAACAAAGATTACTTATATTCATACTCTGAATACTCTCCCTTCTGCCAAATCCATCTGTATGCTTATCTATTCCACTATTGCTATGGCTTTGAAACTCTTCTCTGATTTTAGGGAGAGTTTCTTTAATAAACTTTTTCAGTTTTCTGCCAGTAGTGATTAACTTACTTAATTCTTTTGCTGTCATCATCAGTCTCCTTTCTTTTTAATCCGTTCTAGTACATCTCTGTTGGCTTCCAATATTTCATCGAAAGACAGAATAGGCATCCAACATATAACCTTAATATCATCCTTTTCGACACTTTTTCCTAAATATGATATATCACTATCAGTAGTCCATATACCATTTTCATACGTGAATACATCTATATGCTTACGTGATTCAGCTTCTCTATCATCGTATTTATAGTAATATAAAAATCCGACTAAAACACGCTGCTCTTCATCTGGTAATCGTTCTTCTACTCTTATCCATGGAGATTGCTTTTTCTGCCACTCAACACCAGATGCAAAAACTTTACGCATATATATTTCAATCACATGCGGCTGATTGATGCGATTTGCTAATTGAGCTACCAATGATTTAAAATTCATATCTGTTCTTGTTTTGAATTACTTTTTTATTACAACTGCCATAGTACTAACAGTTGTTCCACTTTCCTTGAATTCACCGGCTCCGATTTCAAAAACTTCTCCATGAACTTCTTCCAACCATTCCCGGAAGTCAACACATTTCTTTTCAGACGCGAATTTCCAATGCTGACTGGTAATAGCTGCAAGAATTCCACCTTCTTCCAAGCGTTCATACATAAGTCTTACATGGTCAATATCCTGATTACCGGAAAACGGAGGATTAGCAATAATTTTAGTGTAATGTCCTACACTGTCTTTCGTAAAATCTTCATCAAGCAATATTACGTTATCAAGTGTATGAAGAAACTCCCTGTTTTCCGGCATCAGTTCATAGCATTCAACTGTTACTGACGGGCACGACCGGTGAATCGCTTTTATCAGAGCACCACGTCCGGCACTTGGTTCAAGTACGGTATCTGTTTCGTGAATTCCACCGGCAAGCATTACCAGCCAGTCTGCAATATCAGCAGGTGTTTCAAAGAACTGAAAATCTTTTTGCAAATCGCATCGCTTACCTTCTTTCAAGATGGAGAACACACGTTCCGGATTAAAAGGAAATGTGAATCCCTGTATCTTACCTCCCTGCCATGAGCCGCCAGCTTCTTCTATCCATTTCTTTGCTTCAGCATAGGATTTCTTATTGAATTGTACTTTCGGAAGTCTAAGAACACTATCCTCAAGAGTACAATGCTTCAGTATCTCTTCCACATTCCATTTCTTACCTTCATCAGCCTGGTTCTTCCTTTCATCAACCGGAGCGTCCGGCGCTAACAGTGAGGATATTTTCGTAATAACCATATTACTCGCATCCATAAAAGTATTAACACAGGAAAGCGCTTCCATAAGAAATTCAGTATCAACATATCCGGCAGCGTCATAAACATCTATGCCTTCAGTCATATCCGACAATTCATTGAGCTGGGCTACACTACCACGTAACGTTTTTATTAAAGTCTCTTTGTTGTTCATCATAACTTTTTTGTAAATAAATTCTTGTTGTATCTACACTACCATGACCAAGAAGGTCTGCTAATTGAATTACATCTTTGGTTTTCTTCAGGAACATTTTAGCAAAGAAGTGCCGGAAGGCGTGAGCGTGCATTTTTTTCGAATCGATACCACAATGTTTACCCCATACTTTCAGATGCTGTGAAAGACCTCTTTGAGTCAACGGCCCGAATCTCCCAACAGCAAGAGTACCGGACTTGCCTGTCTCCTTTATATAGTCCTTCACTTCCCTCTGCAATTGCTTTTGGAAAAAGAAACGCCGATACTTGTTCCCTTTCCCTTTCAAAACAACTTCGCCGGCCGCTATATCCTCCCACGTGAATTGCTGAAACTCCGAGAGCCGAGCTCCTGTAGTACCCAATACCTTAATGAAGAAATAGTAATCCTTGTTGAGTTTTGTTTTCAGATACTCCAGTAACCTATTATATTCCTCTTCTGTCGGTACATTGTTTACATCCAACTTGCGTTTCATTCTAGGTCGTTTCAGTTCAATAGGTTTCTTCACCCATTTGGAGAACTTCTCAATGGCTGTAATACGTAATCGAATGGTAGCTGGAGAAAGTTTTTCCTCTTCAAGGCTTTTTATAAATCGTCTGCAATTATCCATATTTAGTTCATTGGCGTATTCAAAATATTTTCTCAACGAGGTATAATAGACATCAATTGTGTGAGAGGAATAATCATTGTTATCAGTCAACCATATTATAAAATCATTAAGCAGTTTCTTATTCTTCTCTGAAATAACCTCAAGTTTCTCCAAAGGTTTTACAGCCTTTTCCCGTCGGCCATATCCGATTTTAAGATAAGACAATAAATCACAAACAGCCTCACACATAAACGAATGGCGCACCATAGCATCAGCATTTTTATGTTTATATTTATAATAACCACGACGATTGATTTCTTCGGAATTTTCAAGAAAATCAGTCACATATTTGATGTATTTCCCGATGCTATCATAGCTCCTACCCGTCGTATACAGGTAGGATATGTAATCTACCAATATTTGTTTTCGTTTATCATCCATTTTTTTGTTATGAGAGTTAATACTTCTTCCCGTGCATCTTTTCACGGAGTTCGTTATACTTCATTTTCTGCTCGATGTGCCAAAACAGGTCTACATCTAAGTGCTTGGCAAGCCCGAAAATAGATAGTATCATATCATTCACGGCTGTAGAAAAATCAAATATTCCGTCATATCTAACGGGAAGTGTAGAGATGGAATAGATTGATTCGGTAAAACTTTCGCCTTTACAGGCTTCTGCCATATCTTCAATACAGTCATCAATATCTCCGTTGGCAAGTTCAAGGCTTATTCCTCGAAGTCCTGCAAGATCAAGCAAGCGGATAACAGCATCAGCTAATTCTTCTTCGATTGAACCTTTAATGGTTTCGTTATATGCAACTTCGTAACCGCGCTCTTTGGGAATGTCAGAATCCAATCCTTGACAAATGCGGCTGTTAGCAATCTTCTTATTATACCGATCAACATTAGCACGCCTTCCTTTTCTATCTGCTTCCACAGCTTCCATCAGTTCAGAAATCACAAGGCAAAGAAAATGATTGTTACTTAGCTCTTGATCGTGAACCCCATGTTCACAAGCTGTTTTATATGCTTTGTCTCTTAATTCATTTAAATTCATTTTACTCATCCTTGTAATGCTTAAATATATCTATCCAATTCCTTTTCTAATAATTCTCCATCTATTTCAGGAAACAGCCTCAGAACTAAATCCAAAGATTTACAATAATTGTTACTGTATTCTTCAGTATCCATTAATCGAAGTACCATAGAACAAAAGATACTTTTTGTGTCTCTTAATTCGCCTTTCATCAGCAACTTTGATAGTTCGATAATTTGACTAGCAGGATTATGAAATTTTCCGTTTATATATTGAAAAATTATTCTTCCTTCAAATTGGCATATTTCACAATCTAATTCACAATCAATGTACTCTATTTTACTATCTATGAATTCACAATAAACACATTCACTATTAGAAGCAAATAAAATTGCAAAATCATAGATATCATCACTATTACCTACAATTATTGAAGTAGATTCAAGAGTTTCCGAAACACCATTATTCCACTTTGCATCTTCAATCAGTTCCCTCACATATTCTTGAACTCTTGTGATGTTCTGCTCTATTAAATCTTTTTTACTCATAATTTCAATTCAATTAAGTTCGATTATTTTTTTGCAATATTCTCCCAAAAAGCAACGCCTTCAGGAGTACCATTAAAAGGGAATGAAATAGCTAGAAACCGATGAAAGCAGCAATCAACATCTAACAAATTGTTCATCCGTTCTTCATTTGTCATTGAGAAGTCAGGACACTCAATATTAAATGTCTCATTTGCTCTTTCTGTATTATATTTCCATTGATTGAAAATACCTAGTCTTTCTAATTTTTCTATTTTTTCATTCCTCTTCATATTGATTGACTTTTAATGCTTTACATCTATAAAGGTAATCGTTATTGACAAGTTTAGCAAACAGAATCTTCGCCATTTTAACGCCATTTTACTCGGTCTTTTTCTTCAACAAATCAAATATTATCCTCTCACCCTCTTTTAAACCATCAAGATAGCCTTTTGCATGTTCACCGGCATTATACACTATAAAAGAGAGGATCAACTAAAACAGTCCGAGCGAACGATGCCAGTATGGAAGTTGGACTGTGAACGGCTTGATTGTTATAGAAAAGTGTCCTACATATAGCAGGAACACAAACAAAATCACACATGAAATAATTGTTGTTTTCATATTAATCTGTAAATAAATTAAGTTGAGTTGTAAACTCGGGTTTATAAATTCTAAATTTACGGTTAAAGAAAGTCTCAAAGGCTGTTACAATTTCAGAGATGGTATTATCAGCAATTCCTAATAATTTATCATCGGCAACTATAAGAGATAAAGCCTTGTCAAGAGTCATTTTCTTCTCAATAAACAGGGAATACACCAAATATCTACGGGTATATTCCCCAGCCTTGAGTGACTCAACTTCTTCAGGAGTGGCCTTTCTCTTGTACAATACTTTATACCAATGTGTTTCAGCAGTACGAGCACGCTTTTGTCTCGGTAACAAGTCATAAAACACGGCAATTTCATTCTTTTGGATACACTTATGTTTTTTACGAACACCATACATCACATAAGGAGTGTTCCAATCAAGATGAGTCTTTCGATATTCAAGCTCCAGCTCTCGATCAATAAGATCTTGCTCAAAGTCTTGTTTCATTAACCATTCCTCGAACCAGGCAGCAAGTGCTTCTTCTCGATCATAATAATCTTTTCCATTTATACATAAGGGAATCATAATAACTATTTTTGTTGCATTTCACGTTTAAATCTTTCCTCTAAATCAAAAATGGTTTCTCCACTATTACGCCTATAAGGCCTATCAGTGTTTAGCTGAAGCTCTTTCAGCTTTTTCCAATACCATGGAAGGTGCAAATATATATTCTTCAACTCCTTCAAGTTCTTATTTCCACAACACCAGCAACTCACACGATCAAGTAGTTCATATAGCCTTACTCCATCCTCACACCAAACAAAGCCTTTTGTATAACAGTACTGGAGTGCATCTGCTTCTGTAACCCCCCAGTCACGAAGTGGTAAAACCCGATTAGCCCGATTTTCTTTTTCAAAGCGATGCATCTCATCGGCAGCAATACCGACATAATCAATTCCATCTTTTGTGTGAGCTTTCAACGCACGAAGTTTTTCGCTCGTTCCCCACCGGCATGTTCCCCCACACCAACTATATCCTTTTTTATGGATAATATTGGTCCCTCTTTTCTTAACCGGCCTTTCAAACATTGTCCAAAGAAA